CGGCTAGGGCTTTGGCTGATCACTTCGGTTGCGAGTGGGAAACCATGCGCGAGGCCGACAGGGAGACGATCACAGGCTACTGCCGCGCCGTGCTGATGGATGTGCGTCGTGTTCCGAACGACATTTGTGAGACTGGAGCGGCGGCAATTTGTGCTAATTCTGATATTGAAGCAGGTTGGTCCGCCATGATCGACGCGATCCTAGCGGAGGGCGAGACATGACCGACAAGTCCGATCCTGTACATACAGACCCTGACTCTGACCTTGAGGGACTGAACACCCGAGAGAAGGCGTTCGTGCTGCAGTACATCATCTGCAATCGCAACGGGACGAGGGCCGCGATTGCCGCTGGATATAGCGCAAAGACTGCGGCGACGAAGGCCAGTCAGCTATTAAGCAAAGTTCAGATAAAGGACGCGATCCAAAAAAGAATTAATACCGCCTTCCGCGCGATGCACATGGACGCCGACGAGACGTTGGCCCTGCTCGCTCGGCAAGCGCGGTTCACGCTCAAGGGGCTGATCAAGATCGAAGGCGGCGCACCCGTCGTTGATCTGGAGAACGCGACCCAGGATCAGCTTGACGCGCTCGCTGAGGCGTCGCTGTCCGAGACCGGAGTGTTGAAGATCAAGGGGCCGAACGTGTTGGGCGCCCTGACCACGCTCGCCAAGATCCAGGGCCTGATGAAAGATCAGGTCGAGGTGAGCGTCACTGAATCTGCCGCCGACATCATGACGGCTGCAATGGAGCGCTCGCGCCGTGCGAGGGCAGAACGAGAGGGTGGACGTGATGAGTGAGCAAACGATATTCGAGGCGTGTGTCGAGGCGGTGAGTAAATGTCCCGTGGCTCTCGACGAACCACAAGGGGCGGTATCGAAAAGGGTTGTTGCCCGAGTCATCAACACCATCCTTGACCTGACGCAATCGCCGCGCACCGTCGACGAGCTGACCGCGATCCTGCGCGAAGCCGATGCCCCTTGACCGAACCCTGACCGAGAGCGAGGTCTCCCGCGTCTGGCGGCGCCGCAAGCTCGGTATCACGCTGCAACGGTGCGCCGATGATCTCGACGTGTCGTTGCAGCGCCTGGACGAAGCGCTGTGGAAGTGGCTCTGTCGTCGATCTCAACAGAAGGAAATAACCGGATGACAAATCACCTAGGGCGGATAACCGCCGTCGAGGTCATGCGCGTGGTCGCTGAGGCCTATGGAACGTCGGTTGAGGCGATACGAAGCCCGAACCGATCCAAGGAATATACGACGCCCCGCTTCGCCGCGATCCATTGCGTTCTCGCGGTCTGTCCTCACTTGAGCTTGCCGATGATCGGTGGAGCGTTCGGCCGGCGCGACCACACCACGATCATGAACGGCCGTGACCGCGCGAAAGAGCTGATCAAGGAAGACAAGCAGTTCGCGAGCGTCGTCGAGCAAACGATCGTCGCCTTCTCGCCCCGCGTCGCTGAGCGCCTGTCCCGAAAGCTGCTTCACGAGGTCCGCAACAGCAAGGAAGCCCAGGCCGTGTACCGTGAGGCCAATGCGGCCGGCGTCGGTGATGACGTGGCCCGCAAGGTCAGGATGGGGAGCGTGTTCGCGTGAAGATCACCGTGAATGACGCGACTACGGAGTTCGACCGTGGAGCGCGGCGGCATCGGGTTCAGTTCAACGCTGGCGGCGAGGTGCTTTCTCAAGCTGTGCTGAACCATTGCATGACGAGAAGCCCTAGCTTCGTAGATGGTTGGATCAGGTGCGAGCTTCATTGGGCTCGAAAACTGGCCGTCGAGCGGGGGATCAAGTGACCGATCTCCACTACGTCGGCAACCCGCTAGACAAGCATTCGTGCAGCCGCAAGCGTAAATACGAGACCGAGATCAGCGCCCGCCACGTTGGCCGTCAGGTTCTGAGCGAGCGCCACAAGGAACGAGTGAAGGCACCTGAGCGCCTATTCCCCTATCCTTGCGCTCAATGCAGGAAGTGGCATCTGACGAAACAGGTCCAGCCGCACACCCTGCCGCTGACGCGCGTCTGGCTTATTGAAGGAGTGATGTCGTGATCCGCCCAGGCCCCGTATATACAATGCGCCCGCACGATCGGGTCTGTATATACAATGACCGGCTGGTCGTGATGCACCCGAACTTCACACCGTTCTACATCGACCTTCACACCCGTGAACGTGTCGAAATCGAGCTGGGCGACGAGGCTATGGCCTGGGCCTGGAAAACTGAGATTGAGGGCGTATGCAAATCCACCTGATCATCGCCGGCCTGGCTGGCGTCGCCGCGTTCCTGTGCCTCATCATGGCGATGTCGCACGAGACCCACACCATCCCCGCCCGTCACAGCCGGATCGATCGCTCAACCCTGTGGTCATGTGGCGCGCTTGGCCTTATGCTGCTGTCTCTCGGAGCGTTCGCAGCAGGCGCTTGATCGACGGAGGCCAAGGTGGCGCAATACCAAACCCTGACCGTTGACCTGACCGTCAAGACATCGCCTGACGAAGATCTCGCGGAGATGGCGGTTGATGGCTGGCGCGTTCATACCGTCCTCGCCTCGGATGACACGGTGTTCAGCGCCTTGATGGAACAGAGCGAGCCGGAGCCGGTGGCTGTATCTAGCCAGGGGCGCTATCAGGCGCCGCGTCAGGCCGTGGGGCCGCGCGAACGGTGACAGAAGCCGAACAGCTCCGCACCTATGCCGAAGCGCTGGCGTCGTTCAGGCACGATCCCTTCGCATTCGTCATGTGGGCGTTCCCATGGACGGTGGCTGACACTGATCTGGCCAAGGAAACCGGCCCCGACGAGTGGCAGTTCGATGAGCTGAACGACCTCGGCAAGCACCTTGAGAAGGTGACGGATGACGAGACGTTCAAGCCCTTCCGTTCCATGACGGCATCAGGACATGGTATTGGCAAGGCGCATCCAGCGGTTGCATTAATTGATACGCCGACGGGTATAAGGCGTTGGGGCGATCTCCAAGTCGGTGATCGCTTGTTCAGCGCGGACGGATCGCCCACTGAGATCAAGGCGACGCACCACTTCCCCAACTGCCCCATGATGCGGGTGACGTTTGATGATGGTTCGACGTGCGATGTCTCGACGGGCCATTTGTGGAACGTGCGGGGCCGGCAAGAGCGTCGCCGCCATCTGACGACGTGGAGAACGCTTGAGACATGCGAGATCGCGCGCCTGGGCGTGAAGCGGCCGAACGGCGTCGCTGAGGCCCGTCAGTGGGAGGTTCCGGTTCAGGGCGCCGCGCAGTTCGATGCGCGTGACGTTCCGCTGCACCCCTATCTGGTTGGCGTGTGGATTGGTGACGGATCGAAGTCGCAACCCCGGTGGGGTAAGCCGACGACAGAGATCGTCGAGAAGGTCCGCGCCTTGGGATATAGCGTCACGTCGAGCGCTGATGGGATGCAGCATGGCGTCAGGGGGGTTCGGAAGGCGTTCCTGAGCTTGCCTATTGCTGATCTCGGATCACACGAACGCTTCATCCCCGACGACTACAAGTTCAACACGGTCGAGGTGCGCCGCGCCCTTTTCGATGGCCTCGTTGATTCGGACGGCGAAGCGAATGGGTCTGGATCGATCGGTTACAGCACCACGTCAGAGCGCCTAGCGCACGACATTATCTGGCTCGCCCGGTCGCTCGGCTGCAAGGCGATGATGCAGCCCACCGTGAAGATGCCGCAATACAACGGGCCGAACGGAGAGAAGTTGGGCGGCCGGCCTTGCTGGCGCGTGACGATCAACGCGCCGTTCAACCCGTTCACGCATCCGGTGAAGCGCGCCAACTACAAGGCCAGCGAAGACCGATACCTGACGCGCTGGATCGACAGCATTGAGCCGATCGAGCCTCAAGACGGCATGTGCGTCACCGTGGCGGCGGCGGACGGCCTCTATCAGGCCAACAACTTCATCGTGACGCACAACAGCACCGAGACCTCGTTCTGCATCATGTGGGCGCTGATGACGTGCGTCGATGCGCGCGGCGTGGTCACGGCGAACAGCGAAACCCAGCTGCGAACCAAAACCTGGGCTGAGCTTGCGAAGTGGTGGACGCTGCACGTCGATCAGTTCCCCATCGCGGCCAAGGTCTTCACGTTCACGCGGACAGCCTTCTACGCCATCGAGCGGCCGAACACCTGGCGCGTCGACGCCATCCCGAACAACCCTCAGAACCCCGCCGCGTTCGCCGGTATGCACAACGCCGGCAAGCGGGTGCTGATGCTGGTCGATGAGGCGTCTGAGATTGAGGATCCGATCTGGGACACGATCGAAGGCGCCATGACCGACGAGGGGACTGAGCTTGTCCTGCTCGGCTATGGCAACCCGACCAAGAACACGGGCCGATTCCGCGAAATGGTCTCGGGCCGCCAGCGCTCGCGGTTCCGGTCGCGCCAGATCGACAGCCGCAACGTCAAGCGGACGAACAAGGCTGAGATAGCGGAGTGGGTCGAGTCATGGGGCGAGGATAGCGATTTCGTCCGTGTCCGTGTCCGTGGCGTCTTCCCGCGCGTCGGCACGTCCCAGCTGATCGGCACAGAGCTTGTGCAGGGCGCCATGAAGCGCGAGCCAGGGTATGTGTCTGGCGATCCTTTGGTGGCTGGTCTGGACGTGGCGCGCATGGGTGACGATGAAAGCGTGTTGCAGCCTCGGCGCGGGCGCGACGCTCGGACGATCCCTGCCCTTCACTGGCGCAACCGTGATACGGTCGATCTGGCTGGCGACGTGGCGAAGTGGTGCGTGGACTTCCAGCCCGAAGCCCTGTTCATCGACATGGGGAACACGGGCGCTGGCGTCTATGACCTGCTGACGCGGATGGTCAACACCCAAGTCACCCGCCTGATCCCTGTGGACTTCGGCGGCGCCGGGGGAACGACGAACATGAACGGCGTCGTCGCCCGCGTGGCGAACAAGCGCGCTGACATGTGGGTGAAGATGCGCGAATGGCTGAGCGTCGGCGCCATCGAGAACGATCCGAACCTCGAAACCGATCTGACCGGCGTTCAGTATGGGTTCAAGGGTGCTGATGGGTCTGAAATCCTGCTGGAGAGCAAGAAGGCCATGAAGGCGCGCGGGGTGGCCTCGCCGGATTGGGGCGACGCCCTGGCCTTGACTTTCGCCTATCCGGTCGCGGCGCGCACGGTTCACACCGCTGGCGAAAGATTGCAGGCTGCGTTAAAGAACCAAGGGGGAAGCAGTTTTGCTTCGCTGATGGACAACTCGTATTCGGATCTCGACTGATGTGTTCCACACCCAAGGCTCCGACTGTCGATGTTCCCGCGCCGCGTCAGGCGCCTCGAATGCCTGACGGCGCTTCCATCGCCTCCCAGGCACAGACGCAGGCCATGCGCCGATCAACGATCGCGTCAATGATCCTGACCAATCCGAATGGCATGGGCGCCGCCCCGACGGTCGGCAAGCAAGTGCTGGGGGCATAAGGCCGTGGCCGCGATCACAAACAAGGATCTCCGCGAAAAGCTGGAGCGGAACCGCACCGGCCTTGCCGCGCATCGCAAGCCGTGGGAGCCGGGGAACGAAGAAGTTGCGCGGTTCACGCTGCGCTTCTTGTCGCCCTATGTGTCGGGACAGACCGGCCGAACCCGTCAGTCTGGTAACGGTCGAAACACGTCGAACACACCGTCAACGGGCGGCATGGCGAACAACCGCCTGTTTAACAGCCAAGCCTTGCGGTCGCACCGCGTGTTGTCAAACGGCATGTCAAGTGGGATGAGTTCGCCGTCGCAACAGTGGTTCAAATACGAATCCGACACCGAGACGAATGCCTATCAGTCGGTCAAGGAATGGCTGGACACCTGCACGACGGTCGTGACCGACTTCTTGGCCTCGACGAATATCTATCAGGCCATGCAGTCGGGATACAAAGAGAACGCCCTGTATGGCTCTGAGGCTGGCCTCTTCGTCCCTCACTGGAAATATGGGGGCGTTGGCTATCCGCTGACCTGGGGCGAATACTGGCTCGGCGGCGACGACGGTCTGCGGATCGACACACTCTATCGCCATTCGCCTATGACGGTCGGTCAGGCCGTGTCGCGCTTCGGAAAGGACAAGCTGTCCAAGAAGGTTCGAGATTCCTACGACAAGGGCGACTTGCAAGACATCGTGCCGATCATGCACGGTATCGAGCCGAACGAAGAGCGCCTCTACGGCAAGATCGACCGCACGAATAAGCCTTTCCGCTCGATCTATTGGGAAGCCGGCGCTGACAGCCTGAAGGGTGACGCTGGCATTCTGGCGTTTGAAGGATTCGACCGGAAACCGTTCTACACCCCGCGCTGGGAAACCGAAGGCCTGAACGCCTACGGGACCGGACCCGGCTTCGACGTCCTGCCTGACGCGCGCAAAATCCAGCTTCAGGAAATGCGCCTGCAAGCGGCGATGGACTACCTGACGCGCCCCGCCCTTTCTGCGCCCGTCGGTTCGATGGAAGGCGGTCAGGGACTGATCCCCGGCTCGATCAACTTCAGCGCTGCGACCGACATGACGGCCCGGCCGCAACCGATCTGGGAAATGCAGCCTGGCGCGGTGACGGTGATTGCGTCGGACATCGACACGCGCACGGCCCGCGCCATCAGCGAAGGGTTCTATGAGCCGTTGTTCATGGCCATCACGCAGATGCAGGGCGTTCAGCCGCGCAACATCGAAGAGATCGCCCGGCGCCACGAAGAGCAGCTTTCGCAGCTCGGTCCCGTCGTGGATCGGGTTCAGGTCGAAAAGCTGTCGGTGATCGTCATGCAGGCGTTCGACATGTGCGCCAAGCTGGGGATGCTGCCGCCCGTTCCTGACGAGCTGCAAGGCCGCGAGATCAAGATCAAGTTCACGTCGGTTCTGGCCCAGGCACAGCGCATGATCGGCCTGGCCGGCATTGAGCGGGCGGTCGGCTTCGCTGGCAACCTGGCTGGCTCGGTCCCAATCGTCTTGGATAATGTCGACGCCGACGAGCTGTTGCGTGACTATTGGGAGCGCGTTGGTGTCCCGGCGAAGACGCTACGGGCGGTCGATGATGTGCGGGCCGATCGTCAGGCCCGCGCCCAGCAAGAGCAAACTGAGCGCATGGCGGCAATGGCGCCGGCGCTGAAGGACGTTGCTCAAGGCGCCGAACTGCTGTCTAAGGCAGACGTGGGTGGAAGCTCTTTGCTTGAAGGCTTCCTGCAGCCGGGGGTGTGATGTCGAGGGAATACGATCAGATCAACCGATCCTATCAGGATCTGGACCCTGATCTGGCTGACGCGCAAGAACGCGAGCGCCTTTCATCGAACCGTCGCCAGCGCGCGATCGCGGCCAACCGCAAGGAACGGTCGAAACGCCTACTGGACAACAAGGATTTCATTTCGTGGCTCTCGACAGAGGCTGAGAGGGCTGGCATATTGTCGTCAACCTTCCACCCCCAAGAGGGGTCCACCCAATAT